CAATACACTCTGTTATGGTCTAGAAAACACTCTATAGGGAATTTGGGTCGCCTGTTTACGTGATCTCGCAGTCCGTATTAGAATAACACGAAGAAAATACAAGGAGTGCTGAACATGGCTTTCAAGAAAGGCGAGAAGGTTCCAGGCGCTGGTCGACCAAAAGGCAGCGTCAACAAGCGCAACGTGGAGCGCCAAGAGATCTTTGACCGCATCGTCGAGAAGCACGGAGATCCTCTCGAGGCATTGGCAGAGATGGCCTTTGACCCTAACCACGACCTCTTGGTCCGCAAGGATTGCTTGAAGGAACTCGTGCAGTACGGTCACGCCAAGAAGAAGTCGGTCGAGATCACCGGACCTGATGGCGGACCCATTGAAGCAAGGCTCGAGCTTGTTGGTCAGATCACCGACCTCATTGGCAAGTTAAACGCCGGTGGCAAATGATCCTGTCAAAGTCAGAGCTGACTACCATCCAGTCAAACCTTGCGGTGCTGGAGCTGGAGGACCTTGCTCATCTGGCATGGAAGCTTAAATGGAAAGCCACGGCACGTGAGCAGCAGATGACGCCTGATGGTGATTGGGGCATTTGGTTGATCTTGGCTGGTCGTGGGTTTGGTAAGACAAGAACAGGTGCTGAGGACATAGCGAACTATGCAGCAGACAACCCAGGCGTTAGATGCGGGGTCATTGCACCAACATCAGGTGACATCAGAGGCGTTTGCTTTGAGGGTGAATCGGGGATCATGGGCGTCATCCCGCATTACCTGGTTGAGAACTACAACAGATCCATTGGCGAGATCACCTTGAAGAACGGGTCATCGATCCGTGGCTTCTCGGCTGAGGAGCCTAGTCGTTTGCGCGGTCCACAGTTCCACCGAGTATGGTGCGATGAGCTGGCTGCTTGGCAATACGTTGAAGAGACATGGGACATGATGCGATTCGGTCTGCGCCTTGGCGAGGATCCACGGGTCGTCATCACCACGACTCCTAAGCCCATTGAGCTTGTGCGTAAGCTGCTCAAGGATGCTGCCAAGAAGAACAGCCGGATTCACGTCACTCGAGGGTCTACCTATGACAACGCAGCGAACCTTGCAAAGTCCTTCCTTGCTGAGATCACACAGTACGAAGGCACGCAGCTTGGACGACAAGAGATCCACGCCGAGGTTATTGACCCAGAAGAAACCGGCATCATCAAGCGAAGTTGGTTCAAGCTCTGGCCAGCCGACAAGCCCTTGCCGCCTCTTGACTACATCGTCATGAGCCTTGACACGGCGTTCACGGAGAAGTCTATTGACCGCAAGAGCCATGACCCCGATCCCACCGCGTGCTCGGTCTGGGGTGTCTTCCGCCATGACAAGAAGCCAGCCTTCCTGCTGCTCGACTGTTGGCAAGACCACCTTGGGCTGCCTGGTCTGATCGAACGGGTCAAGAAAGAATGGGCTGTCAGGTACGGCGACGAGGACTTTAGGCCTATGATCAAGCCGCTGATTGGGCCAAAGCAATCGATGTTCGGCGGCAAGTCGCCTGACCTGATGATCATCGAGGACAAAGGATCTGGTATCAGCCTGCGTCAGATGCTGGCTCGTGAGGACATCCTGGCGTATCCGTACAATCCTGGCCGCGCAGATAAGCTGCAGCGTTTGCACGCGGTCTCGCATTTATTTGCACACGGATTCATTTGGGTGGTAGAATCTGATAAACGGCCTGGGAACCCTCGTTCTTGGGCTGACCCTTTAATCTCGCAGCTGTGTAGCTTTTATGGTGAAGGATCGATTAAGCATGACGACTTTGTGGATTCAACGACTCAAGCACTTAGATTGCTTGCTGACCGCAATAGTCTCTCAGTCACCAGAAAAGTGCCAGACAAAATTGAACGGGACAGCAAGCCAAGGCTTGTGAACCCTTACGCGATCTAACCGGAGTATTGAATGGCTGAAAACGAACAAGAATACGGCGAGATGTACGAGGTTGAGGATGACTCCAAGGTCCGTGATACCGAGGACGGTGGTGCAATGGTCACCATTGACGACTCGCCAACACCAGCCGAATCCGAGTTTTACGCTAACCTTGCTGAGACGATGCCGAGTTGGAAGCTCGCAAACCTTGGCTCTGAACTCTGCGACATCTTAGAAAAAGACAAAGAAGCCCGCAAGAAGCGGGATGAACAGTATGAAGAAGGTCTGCGTCGTACAGGCCTTGGTGATGATGCCCCAGGCGGCGCATCGTTCACTGGAGCCAGCAAGGTCGTGCACCCAATGCTGACTCAAGGATGCGTGGACTTCTCAGCCCGCGTCATGAAAGAACTCTTCCCACCTGATGGTCCAGCAAAAGACAAGATCATTGGTGAAGTTACCCTTGAGAAGCAAGAAAAGGCCGAGCGACTTGTCAAGTTCATGAACTGGCAGATGACTCAGCAGATGCCTGAGTTTAGGTCTGAGCTTGAGCAGCTGTCCACACAGTTGCCATTGGGCGGCGGTCAGTATCTCAAGATCACTTGGGATGCCAACAAGAAGCGTCCTGTTCCACAGTTCGTGGCAATCGATGACGTGTACTTGCCCTTTGCTGCAACGAACTTCTATTCGTCTGAGCGCAAGACTCATGTGCAGTACTTGACGCGCATTGAGTATCAGAAGCGTGTTGAGTCTGGTATGTACATGGACGTGGACCTGATGGCCAGTCCGCTGCCTCCTGAAGAATCAAAGGCCGAGACAGCCAACAACAAGATCGAAGGCCGTCAGACCGATAGCTACAACATCGATGGTCTGCGCACAACCTACGAATGCTACATCATCCATGACTTCGATGACAAGTACGGCTTGGCGCCTTACATCATCAGCTTGGACAAGGCAACCCAGAACGTGCTGTCCATCTATCGCAACTGGGAAGAGGACGATGACACCAAGCAAGAGATGCAGTGGATGGTTGAGTTTCCATTCGTGCCTTGGCGTGGTGCTTACCCAATCGGCCTGACGCACATGATTGGCGGTCTAAGTGCCGCTGCAACAGGTGCTTTGCGTGCTTTGTTAGACTCTGCCCACATCAACAACTTCCCAGGCTTGCTGAAGCTTAAGTCGGGAACAGGCGGTCAAACAGACCGTGTTGATCCAACCGAAGTGAAAGAGATCGAAGGTTCGTTTGGCCAAGATGACATCCGCAAGATGCTCATGCCAATGCCTTACAACCCGCCAAGCGCGGTCTTGTTCCAGTTGCTTGGCTTCTTGGTTGATGCCAGCCAGAACGTTGTCCGCACAACATTTGAAGAACTGGCCGACACAAACGCCAATACGCCAGTCGGAACCACCTTAGCCCGCATTGAGCAAGGCATGGTTGTGTTCTCAGCGATCCATGCGCGTCTGCATGACTCCATGGGCCGTGTGCTGAAGCTGCTGTTCCGCCTGAACAAGACTTACTTGACCGAGGAAGAAGTGTTTGATGAGACAGGCGAACTGCTTGTCAAGCGCAGCGACTTTGAAGGCCCGATGAATGTCGTGCCAGTCAGCGACCCCAACATCTTCAGTGAAGCTCAACGCTTTGCTCAAGTGCAAGCCGTCATGCAGCGAGCCAAGGAGATGCCTCAGCTGTACGATCTCCGCAAGGTTGAGGTCATGTTCCTTGAGCGCTTGAAGGTTCCTCAAGGCAAGGACCTCTTGCTGCCTGCACCGAAGCCATTGGAGCTGAACGCAGTCAACGAGAACGTCGCTGCCACAATGCGCCGACCAATCGTTGCATTCCCCGAGCAAGATCACTTGGCTCACCTGCAAGTCCACCTTGACTTCCTGACCAACCCGATGTTCGGCAACAACAAGGCCATTGGCCCTGCATTTATTCCCATGATGCTTGACCACATCAAAGAGCACATGGTCCTTTGGTACGCGACTCAGGTGTACAACGAAGCATCGGCTGCCGCACAAGTTGACATTGGCGAGATCCAGAAGGACGCCACAACCGAAGAGAAACAATCGCTTGACAAGCTGCTGGCCACAACAAGCCAGGTCGTGACCAAGCAAAGCCAGGAAGCTTTCGGCCAGATCCCACAGATCATCGAGCAAGCCATTCAGATGTTGCAGCAGATGCAGCCGCCACCTCCACAGGATCCGTCTGTCAAGATCGCCGAGCAGCAGTTGCAGAACCAGCAGGCCAAAGACCAGGCCAACGCGCAAACTCAGCAAGCCAAACTGGCTCAAGACGCCCAGCTCAAACAAGCCGATATGCAGCAGCGCAGCATGGACAAGCAGGCAGAGATCCAGTCTCGCATCGAGACCTTGCAGATGCAGCTTCAGATCGAGCAGCTGCGTCAAGAGGCCGAGGACCAGCGCACACAGGCCCAGATCCGCGCCCGCCTCGAGATGAACGAGTCCGACAACCAAACAGCCAAGCAGCTTGCTGCCTTAGAGGTAGCAACTGGCGAAAGAATCGGTGTCTCAACAGGCACTGGTATCAACCCCAATCCACGTTAAGGAGCAATCATGGTAGCAATCAGCCTACACAAGCAGATGGCCATGGGTAAAGGTTACCCAAAAGCCAAGAAGATCGCTAGCGATCCTTCACCAACGCCTGGCATGCCAGACGCAAACTACAAGACCATGGCCAAGATGAAGACCGAAAAGGTCCAAGGCGAAGGCAATGGCGGCACAAACAGCCAACGCGGTACAGGTCCTGACAAGATCTCTACCGTCATGGGTGGACGCCGATAAGTGTTAGCAAAAATCATCACGTCGATTCGAGCCGAGCAGCAGGCACTGGCAGTTGAAGCCATCAAAGTGCAGCCAGCTGAAGGCAAAGACATCAGCTTCGAATACGGTAAACGTCAGGGCGTCTACGCCGGCCTTGATCGCGCCGTCCAGTTGATTGAGCGGATCTATCGTGATATTGAAAACGACCAACGAGATCTTTAACCCCAGCATACGGAGAAGCGAATGCTACTTGAAACCCCCATGTCCTTTACTTACGCCTCATTGGACGAGGCCTTCCCAACAGTAGACTGCTGTCACGAGCCTTTGGGCTCACGCGTGATTGTGCAAGTCCGCAAAGCCAAGAACCAGACGGCTGGCGGTATCTACATCCCGGAAGAAGCAAGAAAGACAGAAGCCAGCAATACCCAGATCGCCAAAGTTGTGGCGGTCGGAACATTGGCTTACAAGAACCGAAACACTATGGAACCGTGGCCTGAAGGCTCCTGGTGTGAAGTTGGTGCCTACGTCCGTGCACCTAAATACGGCGGTGATCGTTGGACCGTAAGGTCCGGTGACGAGGAGATCGAATTTGTGATGTTCAATGACCTAGACATTCTTGCCAAGGTTACTGGAGATCCCACTGCGATCCGTGCGTTTATCTAACTGCTGAAAGGAGCAGGCAATGGCTGGTGAAAACATGATCATCGAAGATGATGAAGACCAAAAACGAGGTAAGCCTCAGGAAGTCGAGTTCGTTCCCGTAACCACTAAGCAAGGTGACGATGACGAAGACGATGACCAACCAGAGGACTCGCGTCTCTCAGAAGACAATGAGGACCGCGAGGAACTCCGTCGCAAACGCCGCGAAGAGAAGTCAGATCGCGCAGCGCGTAGAAAACAGGCAATTGAGCGCGACAAAACAGAGCTCAACTTCCTGAGGCAGCGGAACGAGTCGCTTGAAAAGCGCATGTTCCAAGTCGAAAAGTCAGTTGTAGGCAATACGATCTCAACCATTGACGACCGTATCGCTGACACCATAGCAGAAGTTAAGGCCGCCGAGAGAATCATGTCTCAGGCCATCGAAGCCGGTAACGGTGACGATGCTGCCAAAGCCATGCGAATCCGCGACCAGGCCATGCAGAAGGTGCAGCAGCTACAAGTCCACAAGCACCAGCAGAACCAAGTCGCCCAGAACCTGCACCAGCAGTCTCAGGCACCGGCTCCCCAGCCAGGTCCTGACCCCGAGGTCGCGAGCTTTGCTCAAGACTGGGTGTCCAGGAATAGCTGGTACGACCCTAACGCGGGGGACGAGGCCTCGAAGATCGTGTTAGCAATTGATCAGTCTCTCGTAGAAGCGGGCTATAATCCAAAAACAGAGGCATATTGGCGCGAGCTGGACAAGCGAGTGGCCAAACGATTGCCGGACGTTAAAGGAGGCGGTAACTATGATGACCATCAAGACGACGATCGCCGCGGACAGCGTAGAGGTCCGCCCGTTGGTTCCAGCAGGGACCAGGCTCCGCAGTCTTCCCGCCGTGAAGTATACATCTCCCCCGAACGAAAGCAAGCTATGACTGATGCTGGAGTTTGGGATGACCCCGTCCTACGCCAACGCTACTTGAAACAGTACGCTAAGTGGGACCGTGAAAACAATTCATCTCGCTGAAAGGAGTGAGGAAAATGACCGACGAACGATTGAAAAAATCCCCTGAT